GGGCAATGTGAGAATCGCCAAAACGATCTCGTCCTTGTAGTCGTTTTGACGGGCTTCTAAAAGTTTGCCCTGGTAAGTTTCCTCTCCTCGGGCCATCTTCTCTGCATGCATTAATTGTGCATCAGACATAGCCATTTTGGTCTTCTGACGGTTGGAATAAATTTTACTTCCAGCTTGTAATGCTATTTTAGCTAAACTGAACCAAGCCATAAGTTAATACCATTTAACTTTTGACTTTTTATCAGCAAGCATTCTACGTTGACCACCAACTTTATTTACTGTTGGGATCTCTTCAGGAATTTTAATCTCAACACCGCCTTTTAACAGGCCGTCCTTATTCAGGAACTGTTTTTGATTAACTCCTTTGTAGAAAGGTTCTTTGTCTTTTGCCATTTTTCCTCCTAAGATTTTGGACCTTTTAAAGTTCTCACATCTTTAGCTTTCATTCTAGCAATGACACGTTTGTTCTCATCGGCCATTTCTTGTTTAGTTAAAGATGTATCAGCTCTTAATATAGCTAATTCTTCGTTTTGATCAAGCTTATCATCTTCAATACCTTCTCTAGATAATAATTTAGCTTGTTCTACTGCTTTTCTTTGATCTAATTCTTCTTGTTTTCTTACCGTATCCATAGCTTTTAAGTCAACTTCTCTTGATTTTAACTTAAGTAATGGATCATGATCAAATTGAGAAGTAATTTTCTTTTCTTCCTTCATGAAGTCTTCAGTTATTTCAGCAATCAATATAGCTTTTCTACTTTCAATCTTCTGAGTAAGGTCTTGAATTTGTGGTGCAAGTTGTTGTTGCATTTGTTGATTTTGTTGAGACATTTGTTGTAACTGCTGCAACATTTGCATTTCTTGTGGGAATTCCATTTGTACTTGTTCTTGTGACATTAAAGAAATGTGTTCTAAAATATTTTTTTCTACTGCAGCCATGATAATAGGATTATTCCTTACCATGTTTAAAGCCATAAAATGTAAGTGCGCAGTAACATGCGCTCTATGATCTTGGCCTGAATATGCCTGAAAAGGTTTCTGGGCTAAAGCATCAATGTGCTCTAACGCAGGATCTTTTGGCATAGGTGGAGCAGGAGGTGGTAATATTGCATCAATATTCTTAACTCCTAAAGCCACATACATTTGTCTAAAACATTCATATAAGTTGTGCATTTTTGGGTTTGACATAGCTAACTGTAATTCAGTTTGGGCTATACTTATACGCTGTGTTTGTGAAAATATATCTGGGTCCGCGACAGGAAGGATATCTATCCTATCATCAAAATCGGCTGCTTTGATAGTTCTCTGTGCACCAACAACATCGTAAGGATATTCTGGTGGTAGAGACGTAGCAAATATTTTTGAAAGTAAATGAAACTCTTCTTTAAGAGCTGCAAATAATCTTTTATGTATTGCGCTCATAACTCTAGAGCCTCTTTCCAACAAAGCTACAGTTGTTCCAACTGCAGCATTTTGATTACCATCACCAACTTGATTATCGGCAATGGCTGCAAATCTTTGTCCTGCCGCTACTACTGTTCCTAGTAATTGCATAAGAACCGGAGAAGGTTCTTTATAAGGCAGGTTCATAAATGAATCTTTTAAACTTCCACCAGGAGCATCAACGTCTCTCCATTCCCCTGGTTGTAAAGGAGATGCATCATCTCTAATTCTGATACCTCTCATTTTAAATCCGGCTGGTAAATTAGATAATGTACCAGCATCTAATAATTGGCGGAGAGCGACCGTTGCGGTACGACTCAACCCGCCAATCATGTGTATTAATCCGAATCCATAGAAACCAAGTCCAGGCAGAAATTTGAAATGGACAAAATATTTGGTTTTCTTTTTAGTCGGATCGTTGGGCGCATAGTTCCTTCTTACAGAAAGAACTGTACGGCTACCTGCATCGATGGTTACGATATAGGGTAGTTTGATACCTGTAGGTTCTTGAGTTTGTGGATTAACGTCCTCAAAACCCTCCAGGTCCAAATTTATATGACACTCTAAAAGAGTGTAAATATCTTCAGGCTTAGTTTTCTTTTGCCCATCTAATTCTTTTTCTTTTTGTTTTAATGGGTCTTCAAACATTTGTGGTGTTCCTAATTCTACCTCTCTATAAAATCCTGAAACTTGTTGTTTTTTAATTTCATTACCAGACATTTTTAAAACGTGAATAACACATTCTGAATCTTCAATATTAGTTGCACTATACGGAACTAATAAATCATCTGCTTGTACAAATTGAGAAACTGCTTGTTGTTTAACAGAATCAAAGAAAACTTTTTTAAATGTAGAACCAGCTAATGGTAAATAGAATAACATTCTATCAAAATCTTCATCATATCCTTCCATCTGATTCATCAACATATAGTTCATATAATTTTTAACTCTTTTAGATTGTTGATCTTTCTGTGGTGTAGGCATCCCTAGAATTTGAGTTCTTACAGGTCCTTGTGCTGGTAATAATTCTTTATATGCTTGTGCTTGAAATTGTGTAACTGCTTCTGCTAGTACAGGGTGCGTGGCTCCCGAAGCTCCTTGAAATGGTTGTGTTCTATTCTCATATTTAAATCCTAATAAATCTAGTCCTTGAATATAAGTGGTTTCCCAATCTTTTCTGGACATTTTATAATCCATTTGTTTTTCATAAAGATCAGAAGCTAATGGTCCTAAAATATTTTCAGGAAGTAAATCTGCTAAATTGGCAAAATGGTCATCGGGGTTTTCTGGCTGAACTTGACTAGGGTCAAAATTAACTTCAACCCCACCATCTGCCATTTCGGTAATTTCTGGTCCACCTTCTGGTGATGGTTCTTGTCCTTCGATCTGTACGTCTATATCAGACGCAACATCGGCTTTGTCTAGGTCTACACCTGGTATACCTGGTAATGCCTTTTCCATAGGCGAGAATTTTCTATCTTCCGGAGTATCTGCCATTTTTTAATCCACTGGTTATTTTTATAACAGGTTTCTTTCCATAAGGCAATCCTTGAGGAACAGGGCCTCTTAAAGGCGGAATTGTCTTAGTTAATCTCTTTGGTTTTATCATTCTATTCGATGTCATCTAAAAGCCCCTCATCTTTTGCTATATCATATTCGCTTTGAGCTCTCATTTCAGCGTCAAGTACTTTTTCTTCACCTTTAGTTAAACTTTTTCTCGTTGTCTTAGTAGCCACATTTTCCATTGCAGTTGTTCCACCTAAAACCTCATCAATATCATCTCTAACAATACCATCAAAATCTACATTTCCATCTGGGTCCATATGAACTGGTTCTATATCATCTACTTTAAAATCTCCTTTATAATAATGTGATATACCATCTGGATCACCTTCCCATCTAGGAGTCTCATATGTAATTTGAAATTCTTGACCATAGTCATTTTTACCAGTGATATAATAATCATCATGTATTTTTTCTATATGGTATCCTGGTAAGAAATCATCTGTCCCTTTAAACCCCCACATACCGTTTCCTTCATATGTCATTTTCTTTTGAATATTCTCTATAAATTTAGGAAACCATACTGGCATTTTAGTTGATGTATTTTTTAACATCTTTATTGGAGCAGTTTTTAAATCTTTAGCTAGTCTCGTGCCTTTAAATAAACTATCTATTCCTAAAGCTTTAAGGGCCGCAATAATTCCTCCACTCGCTAATAAGGTATTAAACTCTCTTCTAGACATACCTTTATCCGTAAGAGCTTTTTCAATAACTTTATTTACATCTTTATTTTTAACAAGAGGTGTAAGAACTTTTTTAAGTGATTTATATTTATTAGCGGCTGCAACATAACCAAATGGTAATGTAACATCTAATCCTAGTTCAATATTCTTACCGGCTATCTCTCCCCAGTTAGATTGACCTTGTGCTTTCATTTTTTCTTCCATTCCTTCAATTAAAGAATTTAATCCAGTTTTTTCTGAAAATGCGCCTGGCATTAAATCTTTAAACGCTTCTGTAAATAATCCAGTTCCTTCTAATTTTTTTTGTGGTTGATCTGTTAACCAACTATCTGCATATCCCTCATTAACCTTTTCATTTAATGCTATTTCAGCAACTGGGTCTATGTCGGTATTAGGAGGTGCATCCACCATTCTAAACGCAGGTTGTGTTGCAAGTTTACCTATTAAATCAATTCCAACAAACGGTAGTTTAGCAGATACTTCTGCAACGTTCATTCCAGCTTTTAACATTCTTGCTGCATAATATGGCCAGTTATCTACTCTTGCTACATCCATAATTTTTCCTGGAAGACTTTTCCCTGTATTCCAACCTTGTTCTAATTCAAACATTTGGTTTTTAATCCAGTTTAAAATATCTTCATCTGATTTATCGTCGGGAATAGTACCTTCTTCAAATCCAACACGACCACCTTTAGCCAGAAATTGATCTCTTGAAAAACCTTCGGTAATACTTTCCATTGGAACCTGTGTTCCAAAAACATTTTCAACTGGTTTAATTGGAGTTTCCTTAAACTTTTCAGTAACTGTATATAATCTAGGATCGTTATCATCCCAAGAATCAACCATTCTTTTTGTTTCAATAAGTTGATTTTTTAATCTTTTTATTTTTTCAGGTGATTTTCCAGTTCTTCCTTTTGTAGCAATAGTTAAACTCGCTCCAGTTGGATCCCCAATGAGTGAGCTCATAGCTTTATCCCATAGATCAGGTTTACCTTGAGATATATTATCGAGTCTTTGTAAAAGAACATCTAGTGATGTATTTTTTATTTCTCGTAATGCAGATCGTTTCCCAAATTCAGCTTTTCCTTTCCAAACTCTGTCTTCGTCTTCTTTAGAACCAAAAGTTTTCCAAGTTCCTTCATCACTTGCTACATGAGTTAAATCTTCAATTATTCGTGGTAAGTTTGCATAAGTTTCTCCTAACATTTTCCATGATGTTGCACCACCAGGCTCTAATCCCATTTCTTCTGCTTCAGCAAAAGGAATTAAATCTAAAGGAGTAGCAGCAATTCCTCCAACCTTTAAAACTTTCCCTACTACACTTCCAACTGCTCTTAATGGAATTTTAAAATCAGAAGCTATCATTCTTATCATATCGTCAATTGGGATTCCTGAGTTTACTCTACTGTTTAATTTTATTTTTTGCTTTTTATCAAGACCTAATCTTAAAGCCATCTGCTCTACAATTTGTGGGTTCTTTTTAATACCTTCTCTAAATTTTTTAACCGCTTCTTTTTTTGCAAGAGCCAATCCTTTCTTAGGAGTTATTTCACTTGCGCTTATACCCATTCCTTCTACTCTTGCTCCTATCTCTTTTAATTTTCTTATAGCTTCAGCTTTTGTAATATGTCCTTTTTCACCTGGTTTTTTTAAAGAATCCCTTAAAATGTTATCCGCTTTAGAGTTAAATTTGTTTATTAGAAGCTGAAAATTTTTAGTTGGTTTGTTTCTCATCAAATTTTGATGATGAACTGTTAAAGCATTAAGTTTCCTAAGAGTATGAGGTTTAGTACCTGCATGCATAGTAAAGAAATTATATATTTCATTATACGTTGGAACTTTTGAATACTGAGAAAAATAATTTCCTAATAATTTAGTAGGCCTGTCATATTTAAATTTTTGTGCTTCATCAAAAAATGTAAGAAATCTTTCCATATCAGGATGTACAAATTTTCCATTTTTTTGAGCAGCAATACTAGTTCCTTTTTTTGCCCCTGGTTTTGAAAGATCATAACCTACGTGAGTCCATAAAGTATTATTTTTAACATCTCTAACCCCTACAAACTTTCTTTTTGTCCCGTCCATTTCATACACCTCTATAAAAGTTCTATCCTTTAAAGGAATTTTTAATTCCTTTTGTTGTTTCGCAGCTTCTTTTAAATAAACTAATAATCGATTGGCTTCTTTCTCAGGAAGCCATCCTTCTCTTTTAGCCCATCCCTGACCTGATCTTCTTGGTTTCCCCTGCATTTCATTCATGATTCTGTCTCTCACACCAGGTGATAACTTAGCAAATTCATCATAAGTATAAGGAAGACCTGTTGAAGGATTAACAGGGTTATGTAAATCCAGCAGTCTTTTAGTTTTTTTATTTAGAGGCGACCGCCCTATCTTCTGATATCTAGATTTTCCTTCAGATGTTACATTACTTGAAATACTTGCTCTAATGTTATCTGGGGCTTCTCCCCATGTGTTATATCCTCTTTTTTTTAATTCCTTTTTATATTTTTTAGTCATCTCTTCATCAGTGAGACCTAGACCTGTTTCTATTTTTCTCGTTCGAATTGCTTCTAAAGCTTCGTCCTTAGAATTAAAATATGCATTTCTGTTTTTAGTACCATCTGGATTTGCAAATTTACCCTCCCCACTTTTTGAATAAAAATCTTTTATTAACCATTTTTTATAATTCGGACTACTTTTTCTGCCAACAAAACCAGCTTTTAAAAAACCTTCTCTCTGCAATCCACCATAAGCATTCGCTCTTCTAAAAGATACATCCCAGTCTTCTAGAGTTTCACCAGGTCTTAAAAAAGAATCTGGAGATTGTTCTAGATCAGGGGTGTTCATATTAGTCAATTCAGCAAATTTAAACTTTTCACCAAGAGGTTTAAGTGGTGAAGTTACATTATCTGCTGGTTCAATGTTTCCGGTAGATGGGTTAAATATTACTCTCATTAATTTTGTAATAACACGTTTATTTGACTTGTTAAACTTCTTTGCATTTGTTTTCTTTGGTTTTGATTGTAATCTGAGTATATACCCAAACCTTCAACCACCATTCTAAGTCTTTGTAGTAAATCATCAAGATTTCCTGAAGCTGAAAAAGCTTGATTACCAGATTGATCTTGTTTCAACAGTCTTAAAGTATCTTCCATATCAAAACCTTCATCCCACTCAGGATCTAGAACAGAACCATGGCCCCAGTCTGGATTTTTCCCTGATCCTTGAGAATAGCCAACACGTCCGCCTTTTGCATAACTTCCAAAATGTTTTTTAAAGTTTGCTATTACCGATGCTTGAATTTGATCTGGACTCATATCTATAGTAATTTCTTTAACAATTAACTGAAGTTTATCTTCTGATACTCCAGTCTTATACATCATGTCATCAACTATCATCTGTCTTAATCTTTGAGTTGGACTTCCACCGCCATCAAATCCTACACGACCACCTTGGGATTTTTTATCTTCATAATATTTATTGATATCCGGTTCCACACCATAAGAAGTAGGTAAAGAAAAACCAGGAACACCTCTAATTTCTTGACCCAAAGTTCTTTCCTGTCTTTTAGATTCATCTATTAAAGTTTTATAAAGTTTTACTCTTCCTTGAACCCATTCGATTGCTTCTTCTTCAGAAACAACACCTTCCTTTATTGCTTTTTTAACAATCTCATTACCTTTTTTCCTGAAAAGAGGTCTACTATCTTTAGAAACCCCAAAAACAGCCTGAATATATAAATCAGTGT